CCTCGGAACCTGTTTGGTGGCATTTTTGCGTTTGGGAGCCTCCTAATTTTTGCGGTCGCCCAAATTTTTTATCCCTCAAATTTTCCGCAGAATTTTTTTTCAAATTTTTCCTCCCGCCTCAACGAACGCATCGACGATTGGTCTCGCCTCTTCAACAAACTGGATGCGTTGTGCTTGCGTCCATTGAGTCGGAGTCTTGCGGGCAAGCCATTGGCGAGCTTTGATTATGTAAGAATGCCACGCTTGTTCTGCTTTTGGATTTGATGTCTCGATTGGGTCGGGCAGTAATCCAGTCCAAAGGGCTAACTGCTTGAGTCCTCCGGGGGTGGGGGCTTGTAGGCTTGGCCTTGCCTTTGCCACGCGCTCGTAACGCCTTGCTTGTTCGCCGTTTATCCCCGCAACCTCTTGTATGGTATCGAGGTCTAGCCCCTCCACCCTAGCTGATAGTAGGAGGTCGCCAGCATCGGCGGCTAACCCTATGGCCTCACCCATCTGCTCAATAGCGTTCTGCTTGGCCTTATCCAAAAGCCTCACCGTTTTCTGCAATTCCATACCTATCTGTTTTTCGCTCATCTTGGGATTTCCTTCTTGGTTATGCGTAAGCCTCGGCCAACTCCTCGGCCTCGACCTCTGCGGGTGGTTCGATCTCTCGAAATCTATGCTGGGCAAAGCCTCGCTCCGGGTGGGGTGGTGTCGTGCTTAATGGGTTGTTGATGCCCTCCAAATAGACCACCACCTCCCCTGCCTCTCCGTTCAAGCCTACCCCTATGCCTATGCCCCTTATTGTGTAGTGCCTATCCTTGATGGGGAGAGCGTTGTAAAAGGCGAGGATGTCGGGGGGGAATCTATCGTCCACGCACACTACTTTTGACCCAGTTGTCACCGTTTTTTCCCTCGCTTTTTTATGCCCTTTTCCCACGCTTCCTTGTTCCATTTGGGGCACTCCTCCCGCCTCTTTTTGTGAACTCGTAAGGCTCGTTCCTTGTAAATCTGCCGCACCCTTTCGCTCCGTTGAATGCGTAAAACTAGCCCGGTGCGCTGGCTTAACTCCGTGAGTCGAGCCGAGATTGCCGCCCTTGTGTATGGCTTTCCAGTAGAGGGGTTGATGTAACGCTTGGCTATTGATGTTAGGCTGTCGGGGCTTCGGTTCGATGCTAGGGCTAGTAGTGCCTCGTCCAATGTATCGTCTCGCCTATGCCTCAACATTTGGCTATCTCCTTCGTGCTTTATGGTTTGCTCTACCACCTCTGCCGTGAGCTTTGCAAGCTGGTCTAGGTCAATGGCTGGGTTCATCGCCTTCATTTGTGCAAGCCGTTCCTTCACACGATCTTCTAGGGTGTCGATATGGTCTGCCATATTTGGCGTGTAGCTTGCCAAGATGCTATCCGCTGGGTCTTGGCCTTGGCTTTGGTAGTTCATTGGATTTCTACAAGTGCTGTCCGTCCCACCCTTGCCAACTCTTGATTTGCTTGCCGTTCCGTTGCGTAAAAAAGGTCAATGACTGGTAGGCGAGATTTGCCCGATGCCTTTCGTTCAATTACTGCTGTACCAGTATCGTGAGCGTGGTATGTCTTGCCCTCGATTAGTAGGGTCGTTCCGTAGGGGATGATTTTAGGGTCTACTGCACAAGACTTCCCAGATACCAACCGTTTTCCAGTAGAGCTTTTATAGCCAAACTCGTCCTCGCCCAACCAGTATGCCGTGATGCGAGCCTTGATTGTTTTCTTGGCTGGTGGCTTTGGGGTTTGAATCATTATGTTAGCCGCTTGGCTTGAGCATAAGAGCGTGATCGCTAAGATGATGATGGCTTTTTTCATCGTTAAGAAGTGGAGTCGCTCGCATAGGTGGCAGTAGCGTCTCGATGGGGATTCGTCTCCCTTGGTTCTTTTTCCTTCTGCGTTGTCAATCGGGGTCTTGAGCTTGTCTATCTGTGCCTCGATTGCCTTGGCCTCCATCTTGTTAATCTTCACGCTTTACCTCCGTCCAATGGCATCGCTTGTTTGGCCTTTTGATCTTGCCCCTTCCCTCTAAATATCGTAGGTGGTATTGGATTGCTCCGTGGGTTTTCTTTAGCACCTCGGCAATCGTGCAAGTCGGAATCTCGTTAGTAATCAAAGTGAACACGGCATCTCTCAACATATCAATGGTCGCTTGGTTGCGAGTCGTGGCGTAGAGCTTTTCTAGTTCCTTGCCGGGGTAGCGGTCGGAAAGAATACCCTTGGCCTTGGCCTCTGGGGTTGTATAGGCTTCGTTCATTGAGTTTGCAACTTACTTTGAGTCTTGATTGATGCAAGGGTTGGTTTTGGGTTGTTCAACATCCCACTTCAAAAGCATTCTGTCTTTCGGATTGCAGAAATAAACAAACCTATGCTTTTTGCTCCGTTCCTTCATATAAAAATTGTCTCCATAAAGTTCTTCCAACATCTGCTTTTTGCTTTTCTTGTCTGTGGATTGCGGGACGCTGTTTGATACCGTCTTGCTGTGCATTTTAATTCCCTTAACTTGGTATTCTAAAACCGGCTTTGTTTGCCCAGTATAAATCCAATTTGTCGATCTATAAACTATGCCAGAATGATTTTGCTCCGTGTCTGCGTAGCTTACTATTATTAGGGCTGGCTTTATTTTGCTTAACTCCCTTAACGCCCAACCGATGAATCTGCTTTCGCTATTTTTGGGGCAAATGTCGTTCATCCAAAGCCTATTTAATTCATATACCCTTTCTTGGTTTTCTCTGCCACAAACCCCAATACATAAGTGTTGCGATGGTGGCTTTCCGAATGTAATTATGCCAACCAGATTGTTATTAAAGAATGCTCCGAATGCCCAAGTTATAGGGGCTTTTCTGTGAGCATAATGGCTTTCAACCGCAACAAGGTTGGCCGTGTGATTTGTTATTGGCCTAAACAAAAGTTGGAGCGGCGAGGTCGGAATTGCACCGCCATCCTCCCCTTGGAATAGGGGAAGCTCTGCTGTTGAGCTATCGCCGCAAAAACTCATAAATAATACTCCGCTACGCTCTTTCCGCTGTTCGTCTTTATGGTTCGCTTTTGCACATCGTAACCAGCCTTCCGCAAATCACAAACTCGGCTTGCCAAGCGAAAGCACTTGAACCAATCGAGTGCCTCCAAAGCCGTGAGTGTTCGTCCAGATTGCAAGTGGGCTAGGATGCGAGCGTTCTGGTCGTGGCCTTCCGTCTTTACTGGGTGCGTTGTCCTCATAAAAGGCAACTCGAACTGCTCTGCCTCAACCATAGCGATCATTTCGTGTTCCTCCCAGTTGCTTTTCTTGCTTTGAAGTTTCTATTCTTTGCATTGAGAACGCTTGTAGGGTGACAGCCCCAAGCCCTTGCAATATCTCGAAGTGAAAGCCCAGACTCGTGTTGAGCCTTCCAAATCTCCCAACGCTTCATAAAAACCGAGTGGGTGCGATTGCCCCTCGCCCTATATTTTCCGTAGGTTGGCACTAAATCCTTTGGAATGTCTAATGGGGTAGTTGTACCCATAACTAGGTTTGCAAGCCCTTTAGAGGCCAATTCTGCTCGATTGTGTGCCATCTGTGCGGTTAGTGTCGTTACCATTTGCTCGAACTCTCTGATTCTATCCTCACACATCTTCACCCGGTGGATGGTTGCTGCTAGGACTAACTCGTTCACGGACACCCCGCATTCACCCACTCGGCGTGAGTATTGAACCCTGCTAACTTATAGGTTGGTGGGGATTCGCACCCCGACTTGTGTATTTTTTTCATTGGTTGATTTCCTTTGGTTGGTTGTTGGTTGCTCCTACGCTGACAGTTTCTTGCACACGCTCGCCAGTCCTTAACCGATGCCCTTCCACCCACCTTCCATCCGTTGCTCTCATAATAATCAAAAGCACTTTCCACATCCGTTCCTATCCAGCCAATTTCTTTTGCATACCCAATCCAATCCGAACGAATCGGACGCTCCTGCGTCCTTGTATGTTCTAGCTTCTTGCTTCTTGCTTCTAGCTTCTGCCTCGGACTTTCGGTGGGACATTTGCTGGACATTTGCTGGACATCGCCGTGACGCATACGCATCTTTCTACTAGCGTCTGACTTACGCAACTGCTCATCCTTCACCATTCTGCGTGAAATGATGGTCTCTTTGTCGAAGCTGAACACCCCGGATGCGTGTAGCTCGTCCATCAACTCCGATGTGCGTTGTGGGGTTAGGCCACAGATTCTAGCAAGCTGTTCGCTTCTGGCTGGATTGCCGCCGATAAGCAAATATCCGTGTCGATCTGACTTTGCCATCAAGCAAATCATATCTGCCCAAAGACCCCTTGCCTCAACCGAACAAGACCGCAGAGCCTCATCTGAAAGCCAGTCGGCTACAAAGAATTTAATCCACGGCAACTTCACTTCTTGGCTTTTTCCATATCTATCTTTTGATATTTCTTGGCTCGTTCCAATAGCTCTTTAGTGATACGATGCGAGTAGTCCAAGTGGCTGATGATGTCCTTGTAGTTCTCTCGCTTGGCGTGGTCGAAGTCTCTGAATAATTCTTTCAACCTCTTGGATGCGATTGCGTGAAACTCATCTAATAACTTTAATCTTTTAACGCTCATTTCTTTTTAATCCTTTCGATTATGTCTTTTCCCAAATCCCACAATGCTTCGCTCACGAATATAATTGTGAGATAGAGACTCAAGCACCCTAAAGCGATTACGAACAAGTCCCACAAAACTTTCCCTATGGATAAAAGGAAAGTCACCATTTGGGTGCAGTCGGCCAGCTTGACCAGAGCCGAATGTCCTTTTTAAGTACCTCGCCAAACGCACACACAAAGCGATCATCGAGATACCTACCGCTAAAGACCACACCGCCAGATTCCATAAGTATTCTTTCATCTTTTTTAGGACTCTCCTTGGCTGTATGCCATTCAATCATTGACCATTTTAGCTTTGGAACTTGAACATCAACGGACATCTGAAAGCCTCCGAATAGCTGTCACCACTTCGTTGAGGATTTCTTTAATCACTTGATCTTCTGTTCCGTCTGATAGGCGTTGCACCAACTCTGCACATCTTTCCCTTTCGAGAGTGGCGGCCTTTCTCATCGCATCGTTGATGATGTCTTGGATTAGTTCAGAATGGGATTTCATCGTTTGGATTTCCTTTTGCTATGGAATCTGCCTCCATAAGAATCTCTGCTATGATTTCATTTCTGATTATATCGTTCTTGTATGGCTTACCATCTGCACCGGGCTTGAGGTCTTGCTTGGATAACCACTCCAAGTAATCTAATCCCTTGTTTCCAAATGCGGCGATCTCACGGAGGGTCGAGCCTTTGTGCTTGCCGAACTTCAGTTCCATATCCCTAGGCTCACCGCCATTTGTCTTGACCGCAACTCCGTTGAGCTTTGCCGTGATGTCTGCTAGGTCTGCTTTGCTTATCGAATCAGACTTAACCTTGTCTAGCTTAACTGGCTTTTGTGCTGGTTCGTACTTATCGAGATTGATGTCCTCGAACCCTCCGTGTGGAACTTCCTCTGCCGGTGTCGTACTTAATTTAGAATCTATTAGCACAACGATATGTGCGAATGCTGAACGACAAGCTCTGCTGATTGCTCTAGTCTGGCACATCGCTCGCTTGGCATAGGTTGGGCGGCTTGCCCACATCGGCTCATCATCACCCAAAAACCCCTCAGCACTCGATATGACTTGCCCATTATCCATTCGCTTCACCTCACCGATGCAACGATAGCCATCCTCAAGACGCTCAACATCTCTTGCAGAGGCTACGCATCCGTGAGCTACTGCGATTGCTTGCCAGCCCTCAACTCGCACATAGTCCTTCTGGCCTATGCGTTGGCAAGTTTCTTTTACGATGGCTCGACAAGCCCCAGCCACATCAGTCGCTTGGCGAATGTGGGTTGAAACTCCGTTGCCGTTGGTTACTGCTAGTTCATTCATTGGTTGTTTCTCCTATTTTTTATTGTTTATCTTGTCCGTAATCGAATATGCCAAAACCTTCGGCATTTTCTTTTGCGGTTGTGGGTAAGTTCAAACACCTAAAGTCATTACGCTGGTCGAACTCGGTATCTGGGAAAGCTCCAAACACTCTTACTACCCATTCATCCGTAGTTTCATTTGGTAATTTTTTCTTGGCTGGTTCTTGATGCCAAAATGTAGGCAGTTCTTCACTCATTTTTTTATCCTTTCGTTTATGGTTTTGATTATCGGGGAAAGCCATTTGGTGCTTATATCGTGAGAGGGAACACGGAAAACTAGGATGCCCATAGAGGCGGCGAGATTATATTTCTCCATATCATTCAAGAACCCGGAGGGTCTTGTATGCCTACCCCTGCTCCACACCCCACCTTCTAACTCGATTGCGATGCCAGAGGTGAAAAAGTCCACATAATAATCAAAGCGAAACCTTCTGCCCTCCGCAAATTTATGCTCTCTCTTTAGCTCCCCACCACCCAGACTCTTCCAAAGAATCTCAAACTTGGCAGATGGGGTTAGCTTCATTTTAGTTACGCCCCACCCAGTTCTTTGTTGGTAGGACTAGCTCTGGTTTTTTGGGCTGATTACCCTCGGCAATCATTTTGTCTAGTCGGTCAAGGTCAGCGGCAACGCTCAAATAGAATCTTCTCCTCTCGTAATTCTGCTGGTCGATATGCTTTGCAAAGAGCCTTACCCCTTGCAGAATCACAAGGCCAATAAAAACTAGAAGCCCAAAGATCATGAGCGTATCCGTTGTTTCTGCCAAGCGGGTGAGCAGTAGTTGGGGTTGGTTATGTAGGGGTACTTGCCGTCATCCATAGCCTTCATCACAAAGCCTTCCCAGATTACTTCGCCAGCCTTGTTATTTTGAAAGTTCATCTCTTCCCATATTGAATTGATCTTATGGTGGGCAAGCCGAACAAAGCGGAGGAGCTTGTTCTGTGGAACATCAAAGGTGACGGCTTCGAGGTGTTCAATCTCCTTCATCCGTTCTGCGTATGGCTTGGGGTTGGCGGGGTCGAATGCGTCCATCACTACGATAGTTCCCCTGCCAGTCTTTGTGCGTTGGCCCATAATTTCACAATGAACAAACCTAGACTTGATTCCAGCACCAAGGATTCGTTCGGCCATCAGATTATGATTTGAGGCAAACTTGCCGTGGCGATTGTAGCCTTGTTTGGTTTCTTGATCGAACCAGCCACACCATCCGTTCAACTTGCCCTCGATGGATGTGCGTTTAGCAAACTCTTTATGGGAGGCTGGAACTGCTGAAGCTACTGGCCTTGCGGGTAGTGGAAAGGATGTCATTGTGGGATTTATGCTCGTTGGATTTATTTGGTCAAGAGCAATTCAATCCATTGGCACACTCCCATTCCGATGAGTATGCCTAACATTAGGAGCGTATAGGCTTTGATGTATTTCATATTAGTTGTTCCTTTCTTGCTTGTTTATTTAGAATCGTATTCGAAACCAGAATCATTCATCCATTGAAAAAGACGAGACTCAAGCTCACTTAAATCATCGGACATCCATCCGTCATTTTCAAG